AAACCTGCGATATAAGAGTTAACTGTTTTTACTTCAGTCAAATCGTAATCAATTTGTCCTTTAGAAGCACCTTCAGTTTGAGCTACGATAGCACCTTCTGAACCACTTTCTTTGTAAGTAACATAAGTACCAGTCGCTGATTGTACAGTAGAAATTAAATCTCTAAAGTTCAATTTTTGAGAAGGCAAGATTGCTTGGTTAGGAGCGTATGTAGCTACTGAATCTCCTGTTAAACTTGTAGACAATAACATATTACCTACCGCTTTTAAATTCATAGTGAATGAACCACCTGAAGACTTTAATTCTTTTTCAGCGATTGCCATATTAGAATCTAAATTTTCAGCGATTTGCTCACCGATTGATTTGGTAGATACTTTAGCTGCACTCTTGCGAGATACTTCTTCAGCTTGTCTATCCATTTCATCTTTTACTGCTTTGATTTCAGCCTTAACTGAATCAATACTTTTTTCTACCATCGTAGATACTTCATTCTTTACGCTTAATAAAGCGTTTGCATTTGCATCAAACTTTGCGTTGATGTCGTTTGCTAAATTTTTAATTTCTTCCATCTTTTTAAAGATTTAATAGGTTTCTAAATTGTTTTATTTCTTGTATCTTATTGTCCTCTTTCGGCTCGGTTTCTTCAGGAGTAACAATAGTCGGCTCTTCGGATTTAACAAGTGAAATAAGTTTTAATAATTCAAATTCAATAAGCCCAAATGTTTCATCTGTGTAAGTACCATTTTTAATAGCCTTAACCAAAGTCTTAATTCGGTCTTCTCTTTCTTCTGCTGACTTAAAGCCAGTAAAAGGTGTATTAGGGTTTGCTCCAAAAGTAACTGCTGAACCTTCCCAAAGTTTAACCTCGTAGATTGCATCAATTTCTTCTCCCATATCTGTGTTTTCTTGTGATTTTATTACTTGGTAACCGATAGAGTGTTGAGTAATTACACCATCTCTATAAAGTTTTAAAGCATCTTTACCGTAGCTTGTATCGCTCATTTTAGCTTCAAAGTACAAACCAAAGTTGTCTTCTCTTAATACCATTAGTTTTCCTAAAGGTCTGTAAGTATCGTGTTGCCATAAATAAGCAATTTCAGGCTTTGATGAATCTGGTCCTCGCTCTGCGATTGTCTTTGTAAATGCACCTGGCATTATAACATCCCCATCTAAATCAATAGAATTGAATTGTGAGAAATAACCTGTAACTACTCCTGTTTCGACATCAAGGTCTTTGATAGAAGCATCGTAATTTTTGAAACTTATATTCTTCATAAGCGTTTATTTTAAGCAGTGTTTAAAAAAGAGTGGATGTTTTACCACCCACCCTAAAACCAAAACACCAAACTATGATAGTACAAAGATACTAACTTTTTTAGCAATTATTTATATATGATATTATTTTCCTTATCTAACTTTGCTTTTGTAAGCATCGTACACTTACAATTTGCATTATTTTCTATTCCGCCAGCAGGGTCGCCTGGATGTTTCATCATCTTACCATCAGCGTTAAACTTCTTATTTAAGTCAATAGTTTTACCACTTAAAGCTATGTGCCAATCTCTCGGCATCTTTGGATGGTCGTGCAACCAGGTCTTTTCCATTTCAATAGGCATCAATTCACTTTGAGTAAATTTAGAAGCATTAGTTACCATTAAAGATTCAGTCCTTGCAATTAATCTTGCTCTTGTCTTTGACATCCCTACTTCTTTAATCAATCTTTTTTCTGCTCCTCTAAAGCCTTCGTTATTTTGTAAAGCAGTTTGGAATGCTGATTGAATTCTTTTTAAACTTGTTGCGTTAATATCTTTTATGTGCTGACCGCCTATTGTGTTAAAGTATTCTTTTAAAGCTGCATCCATAATAGGATTTTCAAAGCCTACTCCTATTGTAGCTTCGGGAGGTAAGTTAGCCTTAAGCCATTTAACATAACCTCTTGATTGTTTATTCCAGGCAGTATTATAAAAAGTTTGCATAGCCTCTGAAATAGGAACACCTGTGTAAAGCATCCCTGCAATAGAGTTTGTAAACGCAACCGATTCCGATTCGTTTAAAGCATCTATAATTGGCTGAATAGATTGTTTCAAGGCTTTAGAGAACAAACGATATCCGTAAGTCTCTAAATACTTTTGTAGGTTAGTGTCAAATTCTTCTTGTGTCATTATAACGCTTTATCCGCCATTCCTAATTCATCAAGGTAAGTTAAGTTTGTAGGAACTAAAATTCTATCCATATCAGCTTCATCTAATCTATCGTAATTCATAGCATCTCTTTTTTCATTAGGAGTAATCCACCAAGATTCTTTCATTTGAGAAACAATTTTCTCCATATCCTTTTGCATTTCGGGGAATGCTTGAACATCGTAGTCAATATAATACTCAACACCATCTCTCAAAGAGTAGTACAAAGCAACTTCGTTAAACATTCCTCTAATCATATTTAGAATAGGAATAACCGTGTTTGTTACCAAACCTTTGTAAGCCATTTCCTTATTATTGTAAGAAGCCGAATCGGTTGCCATTAAGATAGGGTCTACACCAAATACTCTACAAAGTGTATCTCTATCCGCTCCTATTGATTTAATAATCTCTAAATCTGCTGGACTCATTCCAATTTGCTTGTAATCTACAATACCATTAGTAGCTACTATTCTTTTGTAATTATCTGCACCTGTTAATTTAGTGTCAATCTGTTGGTTAATTTTACTAATCTGCTCACCATCAAGCATTGCATCCTTATCTCCAGAGAACAAAAGACCTGCTGCACCACCGTTAATAAATGCTTTAGCCTTTGCCCTTGTACCTTCATTAGAACTTGAAACAGTTTCCCAAGCAGCCATTAAAGGACTCATTCCGTATAATTGATTACCACTTACATTGTAGTCAGGGTTAAAGAATTTAATATGGTTTACTTCGTTTACTTTAAATTCAATCTCTTGATTTCCTATTTGTAGCTTATATGCACTAATTGGCTCAAAAGTACCACTTCCTATGATTTGTGTAAATTGAGATGGTAAAGGATATAATTTAGTAGGCACGCCTTTGTTTCTTCCTACTTCAGGACAAAACTTGTATGAGTAAGCGTTACCAGTAATCTCTAAAAATGAAACTAAAGATTCAATATATTCCTGCTGGCTTTGCATCTCGTTAGGTCTTGCAATTAGCTTATTTAAGTCAGTACCTTCTACTTCCGTTAATCCCTTTTTAAGTAAGTTAAACTTATTATTCTTTGTTCTATTAAAACTTTTTTTGTTCTCTACCTCGTAAACATAGAATGGAACTGAAGCAGCTTTTTTAGCAATCATATTTATAATAGCAAATACATCGGGATTGCCTTGATAGCCATTTCTTACATACGCTCTTGGGTTGTTTGGAATATTAAAGAATATACCATTAAAATAAGAGAATAAAGATTGATTGTATTTGTTGCCCGCATCCGAACCTTGAGTAGGTAGTATAGCAGCTTTAATTCGTTGAAAGAAGTTCATAAGCAATTATTTTTACAAATTTACGATAAATTTAGATAACTTTTACATTACAACAAAGTCAAACTTCTTAAGTTCAAACCACATTCGCATCATTAAAGCATCACTTATATCGGGACTTCGACCTAAATGTTCTTTAACTTTGTCTTTAGGTAGCACCGCAAGTTTACCATCCTTATCAGCGTTGTGTCTTTGCACCCATTCAAGTTCTTCGGTTAATTCCTTTTTGATAGTTACATCTTCGGTTATAACCCACACTCCAGCTTCATTGATTAACTCTGCAAGTTTGTAATAGCACTCGGACTTTAAGTTAATGTAGTTACCTGTTAATGCTTTGCTATTGTTAACGAATCCTTTAAAGCCATAATCTACCACACCCGAGCCCACCCCATCTTCATCGCAAATGATTTGAGAATAAGGAATAGAATGTTTTTTTGCCAGGTGTTTAATGTATGCTGCTACTTCGTTTGTTGCCTTATTAGACAACTTATGTATCTCGATAACTCTAAAGCCTGACCAAACCATTATCAAAGTTTTATCTTTACCGAATCGTGCTATATCGGCTGAAATATAACCCTTACCACTGGGCACGTGCTCGTTTCTAAACAAGTCAATTATTTTATCATACTCGATTAAAGTGTTGTCATTGTCATCGTATTCCCAGTTACCGAATAAAAGTCTTTCCTTACTGAACTTGTCTAAAGATTGTAATGAATGTATATAGTGTTCTGATATGTAAGGATTGTCCTGTATTAAGGATTGTATAAAGGCTTTGCTTTCGCTAATTGTTCCATCCTTTGTAGGCTTATAAAAGTTATTATAAACATATCCCTTTGCAGGATTACAAGTGCCTAACATCTTTGGTATTATTTTAAATTCAGTTAGTTTATACCTTATTCTTGACTTGACAATATTCCAAGCCTTCTCCGTTATTTGATTGCATTCGTCAATAAATGCTCCAGAAATTTCAAGTGACCCAAGTTCGTCAAAATTAATATCTGAAGGATATTGAAACAAATCTTTTAAGTAAATAGCCGAACCATTAGAGAATGTAATTATATTAGATTGAGCGTTATAAATATAATGTTGCCCTGACTTTATACCTTGCAGTTTACATACATCGTAGAACGAATTTAAGGTAGTATCTTTTAAAGTTTTAAGGACTGCTCTACCCATCAGCCATCGAGAACCTGGATATTTTAAGCAGCATTTAATAATCCAATAAACACCAAGTGCTGATTTACCTCCTGCTACTCCACCTCCAAATATAACCTCGCTTGTTTTGTTGTCTTCTAATCTATCGAGCGCTTTAGTCTGCTTCTTCGTTAGTATCATAGGTTTTAGTTTCATTGAAAGTAATACCTAAATCCATACCGCCTGTATGTTTTAAAGTAGTACCTAATCGTTCGGCTTCTTCAGGTGTTCCGATTAATTTATATAATCCCATTTGTAAAGTAGGGTTTTCGCTTTTATACCACTTTGAACGCATAGATGTTTTAATTTCTACTTTGTTTTTTTCAAGTGCTTCTTTTATAGCGTTAGATTCGTTCAGTTTATGCTCGTAAAAAGTAGTCTTTGTGCAAGGTAAAAACGCCACCACATCCTCAATAAAGAACAATTTATGCTTATCTATTGCCTCTAAAGACTTCTTCTCTAATTCCTCTGTTTTATATGCCATAATATTTTATTTGAGCGATAAGGTGGAATCGAACCCCTCCTGTTAGCTGGAAGCCAACTGTGCAACCATTACACTTTTATCGCTTGTCTTTCTTGCAAAGATACTTTTTCTCCTTTATACATCCCAGCACCCATTTCATCTATTTTGCTAAAAGGTAGAATAGGGACTGTAATTTCACAAGTTTTATCTATTAGGTAAATATATCTTAATTGCATTCCATCTATTGGTTTTGCACCATTCTTTTTCCAATATCCTGCACTTTGCCCTATTACTTTATAATTTGAATTGTTTAATGTTTTATCAGCCATTATTTTGCCATTTGGCATTAATAGCATAGTAGTATTAATTTTTATTCCAGTTAAAACAAAACCACTTGCTCTATAAATAGTACCATCCCCACATTGACACCCATCAGCATAAGATAAAATCCATTTTATGTGAGGTGCATACTTTTTTAATAATTTTATACTAATTGCAATACATCTGCTTTCAGAATATTTAGGTAAATAATCATCAAAAGCCATTCTATTTAATTCAAGCATTTCATTCCATAGGCAAGGCTTAACAAATCCAATTACACTACTTTTTTGCATACTTGTTCCGTAACTCATTACTCCGTGTAATTTATCATCTAAAAAACATCCAAAGTGCAATGTACTATTAGGCACTACTTTACCTGAATAATGATTTAACTTAACAAATTCGTTAGCAATCTTACTTGGAATAACTTTAACAATTATTTCTTTTGCTCTGCCCATTGCATAATGATTAAATATAAAGCGTTGCCATTAGTATTTTCATTACCCATAGTTTCAGCGTATTTATATTCTTCGGTTTTCTTTATATCTTCTATTGCATTTTTAATCTGCTCTGCCTGTTCATCGGCTAAAGTAAAAGTCATTTGCTGGAATGGTGCTTTATCACCATCAGGTAAACTAAATTCTTCGCCTAAATCATCACTATTTAAATCAAAGCCTCCTACACTTAAACCCCAATCTTCTAATTCTGTAACATCCCATTCATTAGCTAACATACTCCAATCCCATTCGCCACCGCTTACATTATCTTTTATAATAAACTGCTTTTGTTCTTGCTCTGTCAAATCGGTAACTTTAATAATTGGCACTTCTTTTAATCCAGCGTGAATACAAGCCTTTAATCTCATATTACCACCCAAGACTATCATATCATCGTTTACAACAATAGGTCTTATTTCAAGCATCTTTGGGAACTCCTTAATTGATGCTACTAATTTTGCAAATTTATCATCCTTTATGATTCTTGGATTATTAGGGTTTGACTTTACTAATTTTATGCTTACTAATTCGGTTTTCATTTTACAAAGGTAATATATTTTTATAATTCAGCTACTTTCTGTGTGTACAAGTCAATTAAGTCTTGATAGTCTAACTTACCCATCTTTTTTACCTGGTGTCTTTTGTGTTCAAGAAAATCCATTCCGCCTTTACCTATTTCTTTCTCCAGTCTTTTGTAATATTCAATATAATTACCGCTTTTGGCTATATTACAACCGTAGCACTGTGGTCGGCAGTTTTGCTCATCGTATCTTAAAGATAAAATACCCCTTGAATAGAAATGACCGTTCTGTATCTTTTTGTAAGGCATTACCTTATCGCAAGTAAAGCACTTAACATCTAAATTCTCATCAGCGTACTTTAAACGAATATAAGTTGAAAATATAGCATCGGCTTTCTTCTTTAAGATTGTTGTACTCATAGCTTATTTATTTCTTCTTTAACTTCTTGTTAATAATCCATATCCATACAAAAACATTCAAAATTGTACTTGCAATCCAATAAATAATTAATAGTGTCATTTTAAAAGTATTTTAGTGTAAAACATCTCGAACACTACCCCCCAAATAATAGAGAATAGAATTATATCAAAATAGCCAAAAATAGGCTTATAAGTAACTATTGCTAAAGAAATAAAGAGTAGCATCAAGGCTTTAAATAAATGCCACCCATCCGTTAAAAACGATAACATAGTTGAAGACATAAAAAACTTCTCGCCATTTTCTTTCTCTCCCCACTGCCATTTGTTGCGCCAGGACATATTCCAATCCCAAAACTGTCTATTCTTAAAGTTTCCAAATATAGAAACATAATACCTGGTACTTAATGTGTCCATTACTGAATTGCAGAATGCTGCTAATATTATAAAGATTATTGTCATAAGTTGTCATTAAAGTTACAAAAGTTCCCATTTTGGGATTTTTAAAGCTCATTATTCGTATAAATTAGTATAAAT